TTTTTTGAAAATCATACATCTCGAAAGGAACCAAACCTTCATCGAGAGAAATAATTTTAATATAGTTCATCGCAAAGTAAATAGGATCATTCTTACACTTGATCCACTCGTCAATTTGCTCTCTCGTAAATTGTATTGGGGTCCCCGCCTTTTTTAGGTTGGGATTACCCAAGTATACATCAGTACCAGTCGCCAAAACAAAAACCTAGTTCACCACTAGTATTTATCTTTATCTTCTTCTCCCAGTTTTTCTAAGAATTCCATTCTTTTTTCCCATGTATCACCACCTTCCATTCCTTTTACTGGATTGATACAAGTGTTATCTCCTAGGTTATTACAAACAAGACCTGCTAGATCTGCTTCATTACCTACAGCACCCGTAGCCCAACGGTGTTGACCGTTCATCCATGTAGCACCACATTTAGGACATTCTTTTCTCTCAATCTTGAGATCCGACAGTTCCTTATCGTTGGTCATCTTTTTTTAATTCCTTTATGAGTTTGTTGTAATCAGGTAGATCCTTTATAAGTTGTTGTTCTAATTTACGTCTCATCAAAAACATTCTAAATTTAATCCACTGGTATCTAATCATAAGATCAGCATATGCAAATAAACGCATAGTTTCTTCTACGCCAGCATACGCTACCATGAGGACAATGAGAGTAATACTTAAATATATGCCGAGCATAAAAATATTCCACTACAAACATTATAGATGTATGTAGTGGAAAAAGATGTATCGTTTAGCTACTTTTTTATAAGTGTCAGTTTACACTCATTCTATTAATGTGCCATGTGCTCTACGAATCTCTCTTAGTTTTTCAAGATTCATATCTTTTGTGCCTCCATCATAGGCATGAGCATACCCTTCTGTAATCATCTGCTCATTCAGTGATACTTCTGCGTCTCCAATATATAACCAACCAAGAAGGCGACCGTACTTACCCATACCGCCAACCAATTCAGTTCTGACAGAGAGTTCATCATCACCAGCAATAGCACCTTCTAGTTTTTCTTTCATCCAGTTAGTAGCATCTAGTCCCAGAGCTTTCTCTTCAAGGTTTCTAGTTCTCTTCTCTGGCGTATCAACTCCAGCAACTCTAACTCTTTCTTTCTTGTATAAATCAAACCCGAGGTCGATAGTAACATCAATAGTATCACCATCAAGGACACGATTGATCTCCGTCACTCGGAAGTTGTAGCAGCTCTTTCTGCTCGGTGGTGTCATTGCTCCCATCTTCTAACTCTGCAAATGCTTGTCTTAGTATGTATACAACTGCAACTAGTGCGAGCATAACTGCAAGTATTACACATATAATTACTGACCACACAGGGTCGTTAGCATTATCCAATGGACGTAATACTAAATTCATTTTTTGACAGACCAGGTAAGTTCCATTCCTACAGTAAGTAGAATAATAAATCCAAATACAAATACAGTACTCATAGGTTATTAAATTGATAATCTAACATCATTCGGTAAAGAGAATCTCTCATATACCATAAGTGTTCTTGTTCTTCTGGCGGCCGCGCAGGAGACCCTTCCCACATTTCCAACCTTTTTATTACACAGTGATGTAGTAGACGCACGTCTTCTATGGTTAGATTGACAATGTAATCAGGATCCTTATTCATTTTTGTGGAACGGTTCCCAGTGCTGCCAGTCATATTTATGAACTGCCCACATTCCTATGATAGGAACGAAGACCAGGCACCATGCTAAGAATCCACAACCCCATGGATTGTTTAATACTGTTCCACAAAATCTAGCAAATTGTAACATCATACTGGATAAGCATTATTGATTCCCCAGATAACAAAAAAAGCAATGCTACCTAAAATTATTAATGAAGGTATTACTTTCATATTGGTTTTTCGTTTGTCCATAAGTCTCGGAAATAAAAATCTATATGAGTTAGTGTTCCTTCAGGATGATTGTTATCAGAATCCGCCCAAAGATAACTAAAATGCATCATTTCCATAGTGATATGATTTGTGCCGTACATTCTTGAAAATGACGACAAAGCAAAATGATATCTTTTTATTAATTCCGGGGACCATTCCGCGATATTCATCGTGGTCTCTTAATTTACGTGTACAACGCCAGTCATGCCTGCGCCCTGATGAGGACCACAGAAGAAGTTATAATCTCCTGCGTCAGCAAACACAACATCTTGTGATTCTCCTGGAGCAAACAGTAGTGCTTCTCTAGAAAGATCTGCACGACCTTCTACAATAATATTGTGAGGAGGTAGAGCTTCGTTGATAAAATGAACTGTGTCTCCTGCAGAGATTGTAATCTCGTTAGGTTCAAATACTAGGTTGCCACCAGCACCCATTGATACATCAACTGCCCACACAGGAGCAGCAAAAAATAGCACAATCAGAGTTGTAATTAAAAATTTCATTTCGCTACAGAATGTTGTTCTTTATAAGTATTGAGTTTAGTAATTAAATGGTCGTATTCGTCCCACATATATTCAGAACCTGTCTTCTCTTGGTAGAGACGGCAAGCTGTGATTAGACGTGTGATGTCGCTGTCATTTAAACGCATTGTCATATCAGAACTCATAATATAATTATAGATTGTGTGAGTAAAATTGCTTTATTTTAATATTCTTTTCACAAGTATGTCAGCAATTCCACTTACGTAGAGATTTATTGATTCTGCTGTCCTTATCACTGGCAGTTTTTTTGCTGGTTAGTTTCTTTTTCATGCCCTTCATTCGAGCGCAGAATGATGCGCGACGGGGATTTCCAACCTTCTTGCTTGGTGCCTTAAGGTCGCTTCCAGGATTTTCTCTTTCGTAAGATTTCCGTCCCTTTTCATTGAGACCTCCTTCTTTGTTTTTGCCTGCTTTTTTTGTCCAGGCTGCTTCTGTGGTGAGTTCAAAACTTTCTTTGGCAGTCCTCGCCGCCTTTTGAAAAGCATCCTTAGCGGGGTAATCCTTACTACCTGACTTCGCTGGTGCTTCTCCTCGTTTTCGCTTTGCGTGAATGTTTGCATACAAACCACGCTTAGCTTCGCAGAGTTCCTTAAATTCTCTAAAATCTCTCATAACAACCGACGAGGTTTTACGAGATTATTTAGCGTTTTCCTCCACTCATATCTTTAAGCATCTTCTGAAGTTCTGCTGTAGATCCTACAAACATAGCATTGTTGGTAACTTTTGATGGACCTTTCTTATCTTCGTCAAGATCCTTCATCTTCTTATGAAGATCAGCAAGTTTGTCAGTCATGTCTGCAACGTGCTTCATTGCCGCTACAGCGACTTCATACGCTCTTGGGTGCCCTGACTCCTGAGCGACCTCTAAGGCACCGTTAACCGCCTCCTGACCCTTGTCTATGAGGGAGTATAATTCTGTACGTGTATATCTGTAATCTTTCTCACGATCTTCAGCATCAACCTTGGGTGGTTGAGGTTTAGATGGTTTAGATTCCTCAACAACTTCAGCACTAATGTTGAGGATTTCCTCCATATTATCTTCTAGGTTACTCATAAGAATTCAATCCCTTCATTAAATCCAAAGTCATCGCCAGCATCTACTAATGCATCATCATTTACATCGATAACGCCATCTGTATTAATGTCTACAACTGCTTTGGGTGTATATGTGCGTGTAATAGTTCTACGACTGACAGCAGCATCTCCAATAGTTTCGTGGATAATTGCCTTCCTGATAATATTAGAAGTGCTGTAAGGACCGTAGAGGTATGACTTCATTGTGAAGTTGAGAGTGTAAACAATATATCTACGGTTTAGAAAACTATCATCCCACTCATCTTCGGTGCCAATATTGTTTAATACAATAGCAATATCTTTTTTCTCGTTCATATCTGGAATCATATTAAGAGTCACAGAAAATGATGGTTGGAAGTATGGCAAGATCTGCTCTAGAATTTGCAGAGCATCATCCTGAGACTTAGCAATAATTCCCGCTTCAAAACTTATATTATAAGGAACAGGAACATACTGCACTTTGACTTCATTACCATTATCAGCAATGATTGTTTTGTATTTTTGAATTGGTGATGTCTTACGAGAAGAATCGTATTCAACACCTGTCATTTCAAAGTATATACGAGGCAAAGTAATTGCTACTTTACTGCTGCCAGCATTCTCTCCAATACGAACCAGGAACTTTTGTTTTGGTCCATAGGCAAGAGGAACTTTAATTTCCTCTAAAACTTCTCCTGTTTCAGGATCAGAACTCTTCATTGTGATATTATTGAAGAGTGTACCAAAAGCAATAATGTTCTTGCGAACTATTTGGTTATAAAAATGTGATCCTAACATTAGATGCTATCCGTAAAGTTGCCAAATTCACCGAATGGATTACCTTCAGTCCAATCGATAATCTCATCACCAGAATCTTCGATCTGTCTATTCTGATCGTAGTTGCTGTTGGTATTATTTAGAGTGTCGAATGTCTCAGGACTCCACTTGGCACCTGAAGTTATACCAGTAATTACTTCAGCAGTAGTAAAGGTTCCTGTTCTATTGTAGACTTGGAGAGCTCTGGTTGCGCTATCCCAGGACTTAACTTCTGCTCTGTTGTCTTTAGGGCTGTAGTCAATAGTGACAGTAGGAGCACTTGTGTACCCAGAACCGCCACTAGTGATAGAAACGCCATTGACAATACCAGTAGAGCTAACCGTTGTAGTAGCAGTTGCACCTGTTCCACCTCCTCCAGAAATAGTTACAGATGGTGGTGTAGCAACTTTATAATGTGCTCCACCATCTGAAATTGTAATACTTGTAACAACATCGCCTGTAATAGTAGATGTTGCTTTTGCTAAGAACTCATCGCCAACAATCTCTTCTCCAACTACAAAGTCCCCAATACCACCGGGGTCCATGAATAGTTTAATTGCTGGATCAAATAGTTCTTCCACATCATCAATCTCTTCAACACCTGTATCAAACGAATCACTACCAACCTCATAGATCTCAGCAGTGATAGCATAAAATTGGATCTTACCAAACTGGAAGAATGGTTCTTCCTTACCAACAAATTTAATCTCGTAGATATCTTTTGTTAGTGGGAAGTAGAGTAGATCTCCCTCGTTAGGTCTGCTCTCAACAGTAATGGTAGGATTGTGATCTGCTACTTCTTCCTCCCATCTTCTAGTGGATACTCTGAAGATAATCTCATCAGTAATCCTTAAACCAAACTTAGAGATAAACTCAGCGTTGTCTCCAAATCCCATAACGTTTTGAAGCAACATCTCAATTTGAAAATGTTCTTGATACTTAGAGTATCTAACCTCATTAAGAGTGTTATCTTTTAGAGCTACTCTAGGAATATAATATATGTCTGTTCCGAACAGTTTGATTTGTTCATCCACAAGATCCTGTGCGAGACCTTGCTCGCCGCTATGACCTGCGTAGTAAGTTGGAAAATAGGGACTAGTAGGCATCTTATCCGATCATATCCATAGGTGGAATGGCGTACTTACTGAGAACTTCGCTTTCGATTTTCTCAATCTCGCCTAATGCGTCTGTATATAATTCTCTACCATTAAGCGTGATACCGCCAGGTAGTTGAACGTTGTTGTATTTAATCAAGTTTTGACCCCACTGTCTCTTCATAAGAGCAGTAGCATATTTCTTGACAAACATATCATTATTCATCTCTGTAGCATCCGTAGGATCAATCATCCTATGTGCCTCAATTACAAGATAGGTATCTTCTTTGAGGAATGCTTTATTGATGTCAAGATATAAACGATCACGACGCTGTGTATATCTGAACTGTTGGAACGAACCATTATTCAGAATCATATCTAGAGTTTCTAGATACTGTTTGTTCATAAAGTAGTTGACAATATCAAGAGACCCAAATGCATATAGATCATTCAGGAACATCTGATACTCAACACCAAAGAGATTGGATCTAATTGAGTTGCTGACTAAACCAAAAACTTTACTGACACCAACTACATGATCTGGAACAGGAATA